GCAGTATTTAGCGTATGTTGTCTTTGACTTCTTGCTGATCGTATTGAAGGGTGCCTGAAACACCATGCGAAGATCAAGTTCAGGATGTTGTTGTTTGACTGTCTTGATCTTGCGCCTGTCTGCCGCATCCCAATACCCTTTGCACTCTAGAATTACGCCGTTAGGAAGTACGAAATCAGGAGTATAGATATGAGATATAACATAATCGACCTTGGTAGATTCATATTCATATTTGACACCCAGATCAACGAGCAGGTCAGCAACCTTCTCTTCAAGACCTGAGCGGAAAGCCATTAGAAGTCGTCATCACTTTCCTCGTCATCAGCTGGGATGACATTTGGCTCTGACTGTTTGAAACCTTGAGTTGTTCCAAACAAGGCAGCAGCATCATCAGTAGACATGTCACCAATATCAACACCAGCTCCACTACTTAGTGAAACCAATTGAATTGCCTTGAGTTTGAGGGATGTACCGTAAGCATCACCAAAGACATAAGGCTTTTGATAGAAAGCCAGCTTGACCTTGGAACCACTACGGATATCCAGGGTTTCAGTGATTGGCGTACCTTCAGTATCAACAATGGGTGGCTTGAGGTCTTCTTTCCAGCTGAACTTGACTTTGTATTTACCATCACTGACCTCTTCCCAAGGCTCTGGCTTCAAAACAGTTCGTTTTGGATTCTTCACCCTTGATTCAGCCCACTTCAAGGCCGATACACGGTCTTCTTCAAGACGGTCAACCAAGGTCTGATCGATGATTGCATGGAGAGAAAATCCATGCTGTGAAGGTGTCATGACAGCCTGATATCCATCAAGGACAACAGGTTGTTCGGTTACGTAGGTGTTTCTTGACATTAACAGAAAAAATAGGTGGATTCAATTACCGACTCAGGATCAAGAGTGCCGATAATAGGTGGATCAGATTCAGCTCCGATCTGTTCAGCCCATGACTTCAGGTAGTCATGTTCCGCAAATAAGTGAACGTATGTCTCACGAATGATGGATGAAATAATATTGAGATCAGTAGCACGACATAAAATCGAGTCGTGTATGAGGGCCAGCGGTGCGTTGAAGCGGAGCGCAGATAAGTGGAGTAAACTTGCATCGAGTGAATGTATTAAATTTGGCGCAGTTGCGTTCTTATGATGTGCTTTATCAACTTTATCTTTGTCACCAGTAGCAACGAAGATGTTGCAATCACCAAGTAATTGAAGCCTGATGCGTTCAACATTCTTTTTCATCAACTTCTGAGTGACAACAAACCCAGAGGGTGTGACCCACTGCAGCTGCTTGTTACCTCTGTCAATGGCTTTGCTTACTTCTGACTCAATCCATTTCATAACCCTCATGGGACCAGGAACAATGACATTCATTGCATCCCTTACTGCTTTAACAGTTGCAGTCAGGTCATCTTTCTCTACTTCAACACCCTTATCTTTCAAGGCTTCACGTATGTAACCTCGATTAGAAAAAGGTTTAGCATTATATGGAATTGTCATAACCGTTCTTTTTGTCATCTTGCGATCACAGTACGGTTTAACACTGTCAGGAATACTTGGTTTAGCTTCTTCAGCTATAACTTTGTATGCATCCTGTGGTTTATCACTAGGCAGTACGTTTACGAGCTTTGCAGTCGATGCGTCCCTGGCTAAACCTGCGAGTATTTGGAGCCCTGAGCAGGTGGCGTCAACGGCCACAGGGAGGTTTGTGTAGTTTCTATCGCACAAAATACAGGTGTGATAGTACTCATCACATGCAGCAAGGAATTGCCAGGGTTCATCCATGCCTTCCCAAGTGGAAAGATTGCCAATGGGGTCAGTAGCAACAGCCTCGATGAGCCATTGGTTATTTTTGACCCATTTCTGTCTGTCCTCCATGGTGTCTTTATCCAGACCTGCCGTGGTAGCTACAGAAAATGCCAGCCATTGTTCAGCATCAGGTGTCATCAACGCTTGTTGATAAAATTTCAGTAATGATTTACCAAAGTCTGTATCTTGTGGAGTCAAAAATGAAGGGATTGGATATGCCCTACCCCTATAATCCAGGCTCCAGGGACAATGGAACTTCTTGTACTTTTCAAATACATCAACAGCATTCATTGTCATCCTTGTACGACACGAACGCTTGAACTGCTGTGCATTGACATTCATAACCTCTGCCGCACGTCTCCTGTAGTCCTTGCGGGACTCCGCATTGTCTGCGATGTCTACGGGCTTAGGTGGCAGAGGTGTTTCAACAACAGGGATGAACTTGCCAACCGCAATCCCCCTCTCCATCAGCGTCCTTGCAACGTCAACAATGAAAGGGTTGAGGGTGTATGCAACCTTCTGAATGTGGTTCAAAAAGTTGATTGGTGTTTCCCCCTGTATAAGGTGCCTATCGCCCCTGCGGACCATGTGATTGCCGTGCATCACCTCATTGAGGATGTACCCACCACCTGTTCCGTCGGGCTGCCAGTCATTAGGTTCAACGATCATGGGCCAAGCAATGGGGCTGAATAGCTCAGCCGTGGCCATGACCTGGTCCTTGATGGCCATGAACTCAGGTGTTGGCACCACGTAAAGAGGTGTTTTGCGTCCTTCCTGACGTTTCTCTGTCATGAACCAGCCGCTGGATTGGCATATACAGTCCAGTAACCAACCACCAAGCTTGACCCTGTTGGCAATACCCCAAGGTTTCCAGAGAGGTACGTCATAACGCTTCATCAGCGTTTTGATGATTGTGACTTTTTGTTCTGTACCGCAGGACTGATGCCAGTAGTTCTCCTGCAGCACGTGCAGAAGGCCAGGCACCTTGGCCTCGTAGTGGCGGAGCATGCACTCGTTTTCAAGTGCAGCACCGATTGCATTCGTGACAGTGGATACCTTGTTCGCTTTCGGCTTGGTACTAAAAACCTTGTCGAAAGTGATTTTTGATGCCAACACAGCAGCAGATTCTGTATCCAAAGGTTTCAAAAACTGATGGATTTCTGCGAATGCCGCACCTGTTTTGCCTTCATGTATGCGGTTGTCAGTCTCATTTATCTGTCTCACTATCAGTGGGACAAGCTCTTGAATCGACGCGACACCGTAAACACTGGCACTGGCATAGCTTTTATCTTCCAGCTTTGATGTATTGGAGTGGAGGTTCTCCAATCCTCGTTTGATTTGTTCACGCTCAAGCTTAATTTGAGCACCGATGTCAGCAAATAATGTCACTGAGAATGCACGTTAGAACTGGGTTTTAGATATCTTTCTTAGTGGAACGATCCAGAAAGAAGAAGGGCCAGGCGATTTGCCCAGCCCTGTATGAAATGATTCCTTAAGTGGAAATTAGTCGCACCTAGAACCTGAAACTAGCGCGTCTACCAATTCCGCCACATCCGCGTGGTCGTAGCAGTGGATTCCAGCGATTCAACAGTTGTGAGACTGAGAAGAATGGAGTGCCATTGCGTGTAGCGAGTGTAGCAGGGAGGGGTGGTAGATACGCTAGACCGACCTTTCGATATCGATGAGGTGGTCAATCATGCCGTTGAACCAATCAGAGTATTTCACTGAATCGTTCTTGGCATTTGGATCAGATTCCATCAGCTCAACGAGCTGTTGTGCGACCAAATAGGTCGCTTCGTCCATGGCTGTCGTCAGAGGTGTAAGACTCCTTAATTTTAATGGGAACGGTTCTCACGTCAATAGCTCAAATGGCACTCATGGCCTGCCTTGACGCAGTAGGCGTATTCTTTGCATAGCGCAAAGTTGTTTCAATCCTTTTGTGCCCCAATAGCTCCATAATTGTTCGCATTGGTGTGCCTGCTTCCACATGCCACGTTGCAAACGAATGGCGTAAACTATGAAACACTAAGGATTCATCACAGCCTATGTGCTTCCTTACTTTCTTAAAAGCACGAAGCAATTGATCTTTATCGACCCATTCATCACCAAACACCCTTACATTTGGATTTGCGTATTCCAAACGCTCGGAAAGTATGAGTGTGATTCGTTCATGAATCGGAATGGCTCGATAGTTACCAGGCTTTGTGCGTTGATCAGGACGACCACCGACGTGAATTAGTCCATCGCCAATGTCAATGTCCCGTGCTTTGATCTTGAGCAG